GCATCCCGCAGGACGGCCACTTCCGCGCACGTCTCGAGACCGGCCCCGACGTCAACGTCCGTGTCTCGATTTTGCCGACGGTCTTTGGCGAAAAGGCCGTGCTGCGTATTTTGTCGTCGAACACCTACATTAAAAACGCAGACCACTTCGGCATGAACGACGCGACCTACAAGCGGTTCCAGCCGCTGCTCAACCGCCCCAACGGCATCGTCTACCTGACCGGGCCGACAGGTTCCGGCAAAACGACGACGCTGTACATGGTCTTGCAGGCCATCGCCGAACGGCAGGTCAATATCTCGACGATTGAGGATCCCGTGGAACGCAACCTGGCCCGTATCAACCAGACGCAGGTCAACAACATTGCGGGCCTGACCTTTGAGAGCGGTCTGCGCGCCCTGCTGCGCCAGGACCCCGACGTTATCATGGTGGGCGAGACCCGCGATGCCGAGACGGCGTCCATCTCGGTCCGCGCGGCTATCACGGGCCACATGGTGTTCTCGACCCTGCACACAAATGACGCACTATCGTCCATTGTCCGTCTGGAGGATATGGGCGTGGAGCGCTACATGATAGCGAACTCCGTCGCGGGCCTCGTCGCCCAGCGTCTGATGCGCCGCGTCTGCCCGCACTGCGCCAGGCAGATGCCCGTCACCGAGGAAGAACGCGCCTACCTGGGACCTGATATCCCGTTTGTGCGGCGCGGCACCGGCTGTACCCAGTGCAACGGCACGGGCTACCGCGGCCGTGTAGCGATCCACGAGCTGGTCATCATCAACCGTGAGCGGGGGGAGATGATCCCCGCCGGGCCCAGAAAGGAAGACCTGCCCGCCGCCGCCCGCCGCAACCAGGGCATGACGAGCCTGCGCGAAGCCGCCCTGCAGCTGGTGCGTGAGGGTGAGACCACCCCGGAAGAATTGCTGAAAATTACGTTCTATGAGGAATAAATGATGCAAATCCACGAGCTCACCGCGCTGGCGCGGCAGATGAAGGCCAGTGATATCCATATTTCCGAGGGGCTTCCCCTGATGTTTCGCATCGATGGCCGCCTGGTCAACGCGCCGGTGCAGATGAGCGCCGACGAGACCCGCTCGCTGATTCTGGGCCTGATGGATGAGGCCCACCGCGAGGCCGTCACCACCGAGCGCATCGACGCGGACTTTGCCCTCGTCGCGCCCGACGGCACCCGCAGCCGTGTGAACGTGTTCTACCAGCAGAACAAGGCCGCCGCGACCCTGCGTCTTTTGAACAACAGCATCCCGACACTGGCCGAGCTTTCGATGCCTCCGGTGCTGACGAAACTGGCCGACGAGCCGCGCGGATTGATCCTCGTCACAGGCCCCACCGGCAGCGGCAAATCCACGACGCTGGCCGCTATGATCGACCACATCAACGAGACACGCAGCAACCACATCATCACGATCGAGAACCCCATCGAGTATGTCTATCAGGGCAAGCAGGCGCTCATCCACCAGCGCGAAGTCGGGCAGGACGTGTCCAGCTTTGCCGCCGCCCTGCGCAGCGCTCTGCGTGAGGACCCGGACGTCATTCTGGTCGGCGAGATGCGCGACTATGAGACGATCTCCGCCGCCGTTACCGCCGCCGAGACCGGCCACCTGGTCATGAGCACACTGCACACCATCGGCGCGGCGCAGACCATCGACCGTATCATCGACGTCTGCCCGGCCGGGGCACAGAACCAGATTCGCGGTCAGCTGGCCGCCGTGCTGCGGGGCGTTATCACCCAGCAGCTGCTGCCGCTGGCAAGCGGCCAGGGCCGTTGCGCCGCCACGGAAATTCTTGTGGGCACCGACGCCGTGGCAAACCTGATCCGCGAGGGCAAGTGCTACCAGATCCCGAGCGTTTTGCAATCCGGCGCGGCGCTGGGTATGCACAGCTTGAACGCTGACCTAGCCCGCCTGGTCAGCCTGGGCCGCATCACCCGCGAAACTGCCGAGCGCTGCGCGACAGACAAGAGCGATCTGCGGAATTATTTGTAATAGCAACCGAAAAAAGGGTATCTGCCGATTCGACAGATACCCTTTTGTTTTATTTCCCCGCCTTCTCCTTTCCTTCCGCCAAGATCTTTACCAGGCAGCCCGGCACCGGGGCGCCCATGGCGGCGGCGTTCTCGGCAATGGAGCCTAACTCGGTAAAAATATACCACACCAGCACGACCGGCAGCACAACGCCGTCAAAGGGCAGTTCCAGCCCCGGCAGGTTGGCGGCGGCCATGCCCAGCACCGCATCGGTCAACGCGCTGACCAGCACGACCACCAGCATTCCGGCCTTGTGCCAGATGCCCGCCCGCGCCGCTGCGCTGGACCACTGCCCCCGGCTGGCCGCAGCGGCACTGCCGCTGAGCCAATCCAGCGCCATACAGGCCGCCCACGCTGCGATGAGCCACCCCAGCCAGCCGAAGGCCGCCGTAAACGCCCCGCAGGCGGCGCAGACCGCCGCCTTGCCCCACAAAAACACATTGCGTTCTTCCACTCCTTGCTCCTTTCCGGGCGTTACGCCCACTTGCTTGTGTACAGCCCCGCCGCCGTCAGACCCCGGGCGTCGCACAGGGCTTTCACCGCGTCGGCGTCACCCTGGCTGACGGGGCCGATCGTGATGGTTTGCAGCTTTGCCGCCGCGCCGTAGATTCCGGCGTCATTGCCCAGCGTTGCCAGTGCAA